GCATAATCACCCAAGACTGGTATGTGTTTGCACTCCTTAACGAGGCCAAGCAACATACCTTTGACCTGCCCAGGTGATAATTGTTTTAATGAAAAGCCTATCTTAGGCAATCGCCGCCCAATCTTAGGACCTAAAACAAAACCCCCATTAACGGGCCAGAAAAGAGATGAGCAAAACTCAACATTGTACCATTCAGTTGACACCTTGACTTTAGCGACGAATCCTAACTTGAGGTATTCGGCAACAAGATGTTTCTTCAACAGCACTGTTTGAGCCTCGTCCAATCTCTGTTCAATGACAATTAAATTGTCATCGCCTTGAACAACCATGCGGTAAGAGTATCCCAACTTGTGCAAGATTGCATCTGTGCAAACGGCGTTCACAATGGAATTACCAATAGAAGTGTTAGGGTCACCCGATTTACGGGTATATTTAACCTTATAATACACTCCCTTGCTGGTAAAGCCAATCGTGTTTCGTTGCGCATCAAAAACAAATCTAGCATCAGGGTAATTACCCAAACCCGCTTTCAAGTAAAACATCTCTTCCAATTGATGAGCTGCTTTACCCTGATGAGCGTCATACCTTGTGAAATCAACTTCGATCAACGTCACGTCATCATCCTTAAATTGTTTCCTCCACTCGCCTAATGTCTCGGAATCGGCACCGCAAGTATAAAAGATAGAGCTATCAATGTTCCATATCTTTGCCATGCCTTTGCTGAATTTGGACATGAAAGGGCCTAGACTGACATTTGCTTTGTGAGAAACACCCTGAATTAAACGCGGATCAAATTCCTCGAAATTCTCACCACCTTTCATGGTAGTCTCTCGCTTTACAAACGCAGTTCTAAAGCAATCTTTCGGTTCCAGCATCTCCAACCGGAGTTGCTCACGCGCGAGCGCGTGCTGCTTACGCCTGGTCGGTGGAAAACTTTTATTCCACTCGTCAAAGCTGTCATTGTCTAAAACAATCTCTTCAACATCGTTCAGAAACCGCCTACAATGGCACTTGACCTGAAACCAAGCTTCAGGAGATGGCGCAGGGACTTTCATAATACCTCTGTTGCGTACAGCTATTAACTCATTATTGAGAGTTGCTGCAGGAACAATAGGTATATATTGTGAAAATATAGGGGCCACGACGTGAAAATCATTCTTCACAGTTTCAACCTGCACTTCAGGTGAAACGCACATGGCACCTTCCCTTATGTCAGAAAGCTCTCGGTCACAATTATGACCTGGGAGACCTTCTGGCCACGATTCGACTGCTGATCCTTCATCCCTCACACTACACTTCGTATTGTTGTAAACATTGACTAGGTTGTGGCATTTCTCCAATGCATTATTGAAGAACTGAACCACGCTGCCTGAGCCATTGTTAATTTTGAAGAAATAATAGCATGCAGAGCCACAGGTGGCTAGGCTTGCTATCTTTCGAGGTGTAACAAGTGATGCGAGGGAGGGTCGTCGACATGTTAGAGTTAACAAAAAGCAAGTTCCCACAAAAGCTGTGAGTCCATACAAATATTTGTTAGACGGCAATTCGTAATAACCATCTAAGCGCATAACTTGTCTGAGTTTGCCGATTTTGCCTTGATTGTTCCACGAACAGAGTTTATTAAAAGCAACTATTTCTTTCTCCATAGAATGAATAAATGCCAATGAAGCACCGTAAGTCTTACAATCAACTAACATGTCTGGCGGTATCGTCATTTTCAATTTGTCATAGGAACAAGCTGACTGCATATAGCGGATGCATGTCAACAAGGATTTAGAATCCCTGTCGATGC